TCGGGACTGGCGCCCTATCCCGCGATCAACTACGTTCTATCCGCGCCCCAGCATCGCCCTTTGCCGTGAAGTCAATCACCCGTTTTTAGGGGCCGATCTCCGGCATAGGGCCGGCGCGCCGCTCCCCCTATGCTGCGGCCGTATGCGCCGCGCCCTCATCCTAGCATTGACCATGCCCGCATGTGCGGCGCCCGCTGCTATTCCGGACGAGGGCGAGCTCACCACGATTTCCGGGACCCTGCTCCTATTTGCCGATCTTGGCAATGATCCATGGGGCCCGGCGGCGCTTGTCTGGGAGATCGAGGCCGAGTCGGCATCCAGTGCGCTCTACACCTATCAGTTTCTGCCAGGATCGGATTCGCCGGCCACTGTCTTCTCCCTCGACCTGCCGGCGGAGCTGATCGCGGGCGACACTCTCACCGATCCCCTGGCGCTCCACTCAGTCCGTTTCGATGGCGTGGATGCTCCGATGGACTCCTACACCTTCGGACCCGCGAACCTGCTCCCCTCCGCCGTCACCTTCACCCTTCCGGAGGGATTCTCGAGCATCTCGTTTACCTCCAATCGCGACCCGGCGCCGGCATCGATCTACCTCGAGGATGAGCCGGGCGCGAATTCGGTGTTCGACGTCGGGCAAATCGTCGGCGGGGCGGAGACTAACTTCGCCAAAGGCCCAGGGCTGATCCTGATCCCCGAGGCCGGAACGCTGGGGTTGGCCCTCCTGGGCTTGGTCGTCTTAGTCCTCCGCCGCCGCCGAGCTGCGGCCCTGATTCCGTTCCTACTGGCATGCGCGCTCCTGAGCGGGTGCGCCTACCGGGGCCACCACTACCCGGCCGGCGTCAAGCCCGTGGAGATCCTCGACCCGCGGCCCATGGACGATCCAACGCCCCGGCATGGACCGCCGCCGGGATACCTCAAGCGCAAGGATCTGATCGCGGCCCGCGCCGGAGGGGTCCCCGGCTCGATCGATCTCGCGCCAGCCATCACCGCCGAAACCCTTCAATGCCTGCCACCTAACGGACCCGGTTGGGCGATTTTCTCGCACTACAGCTCGACACAGAAGACCTATAACCCGCACTGGGACATCGATTTCTCGGGTGTGGTCTGGAACCACAGCAGAGCCGGGACGCTGATTGGCCGCCGTCACATGGTATGCGCCCATCACTACTATGGAAGTAACTACGGCAACCCGGAGGCGTGGTTCGCCTACGCGGTCGGGCATGTGGTCACCTTCTACGACCGGAACGGGCAGGCGCACTCCAGGACCATTGTCGCGCGCGCCCGAGCGGGGAAGACTGACATCGGGTGTTACCTCCTCGATGCGGACCTGCCCAGTTCAGTGCGCCACTACCGGACCCTCGCGCTTCAGCGGGTCCACTCCTACGACGGCGCGCAGGCGATCAGGACCAAATACAACCAGCGCTCGCCCGACGTTCCGGCGCGCAGCGCGTCCGTGATTGGCCTGGAGGCTGCGGGCGCGTGGTACATCGAGGGCATCCGGGTCACGGATCCCTACGGGTTGGCGGGGATGGTGGACTATAAGCCGGGCACTAATCCCACATGGGAGGGACCGCCGCTGACAACCGGGGATTCCGGGCACCCCGTTTTCATCCTCTTCCGGGGCGAGCCCGTTCTGGTGGCCACCCACTCCTCATCGACGATCGGGACCTGTTACCTCTCGGCCTACGTCGGCTCGGACATCCGCAAGGCTTTCGACTCCATGCAGGAGCCGGTCAGCGACAGCAAATAACACCAACTGGTAACGACTATGCCACTCTCAATCCTCTTCTGGGTGTTGATGATCCTATGGGTAATTTTTGCGGTCTGGACAACCTGGCCCGATCACAAGAAATCCGGGGCTCACCTGCTCCTGTTCCTGCTGCTGCTCGTCCTGGGGTGGGCGGTCTTTGGGGAGCCGATCCAGAACGGCCGATGAGCGATGTTCGATTCAGGCTTGTTATCCTGGCCCTCCTAACTGGGGGGATACTCAATGCTTGCACGCTCATTAAGATTCAGGGCGGAGCAGATCCGCCCAAGCCGCCGCCAAGGAAAAGCCTAGTCGAAGTCAAAATGACCGAGGGATGAAACGTAGAGTTACAGCCGCGCAGACCCGGGCCGCGCAGAAGGTACCGCCCAAGGTGCCGGTTATTGTCCCGGATGCGACCGAGCGATTGTTCAGCTACGTCGAGCGCGACCTGCTGCCCGTCCGGATCGAGCAGATCCTGGCCAGCGCCCTCCAGGGCGACCTCACCCAGCAGGGCTACCTCTTCGAGCTGATGGTCGACACGTGGCCGCGGCTCAGCAAGAACATGAGCGAAGTCAGGCGGGCCGTCGGCAAGGCGCCCTGGAGCGTCCAGCCCTTTGCGGAAAAGGGGAAGGATCCAACCCCGCAAGCGCAGGAGATCGCTGAATACATCGAGAAAGCGATCTGGTCCATGACGCCGAGGCCCACCTATCAGGAGGATGGGTTCGAGGGTTTGGTGGGATGGTTGGCAACGGCCGCCTTCGGAGGGACACGGGTACTTGAGGTCTACTGGCACTCGACCATTGACGGCATCCTCCCGAGGGCGGCCCGCACCGTATCGGCCCAATACCTCGGCTATCCCTGCCACCGCGGCGAGGAGGACCGGCTGATGCTGAAGCCAAGCGGCTACTACAACGGGCAGCTCGAGGATTTTCCCGAACATCACTTCCTGATCGGCAACTACCGGGCCCATACGGGCCATGCCTCCGTCGCGGCTCCGATGCGTAGCCTCGTTGGCTGGTGGGTCGCGCAACGCTACGGGCTGAAGTGGTTCATGCAGTTTAGCCAGATCTATGGCATCCCGCTCAGGTGGGCCACCTACCGCGATGAGACCCTGATTGGCGAGATCGAGGCCATGCTGAGCAACATCGGGACTTCCGGCTGGGGAGCCTTTCCGGAAGGTACGAGCCTACAGATCCAAGAGGCGAACCGGGCCGCCACATCCCTTCCCCAGGGCGCACTCCTCGACCGTGCTGATACTCAGGCGGACATCCTGATCCTCGGCCAGACCCTGACCTCCGACGTTGGGGATTCGGGGAGCCGCGCCCTAGGGGACGTGCACGAGGGCGTTCGGATGGAAGTGCTTTGTGGGTGCGCCGACATGGCCGCGGCGGTGATCAATCACCAACTGATCCCCTCGATAATCGCGCTGAACTTCGGGGAGGTGGACGGGCTGCCCTGGCTGGATCCAGGCATCGAGGAGCCCGAGGATGAGATGGCGATGGCGAACCGCGACAAGATCCTCTTCACCGATATGGGCCTGCCGGTCGCCTCGTCCTGGCTCTACGAGCGGCATGGAGTCCCGATGCCGGCGCCCGAGGATGAGCTTTTCAAGCCGCCCGCGAAGCCGCAACCGGCCGGCATGGGCGGAGATGAGACTGAAGACCCTGAGCCTATGCCCGAAGATGCCGAAGCCGTGGAGGCCGCGCGCGCCGAAACCCGAAAGCGGCAGAAGGAACTCGATCGGCTGGTCGACATGGTGCTGGGCGGCCTGACTGACGTGAAGCTCCAATGGCTCTCCGGGGTGCGGCCTTACTTCGAGGCCCTGATCCGGGCCGCCCGGAGCGGTGAGGTCACAGACAAGCAGTTTCTCAACACCGTGACGGCAGCGAGACGGCAGATGCCAGAACTGTTCAACAAGCTCGACACCGAAACCCTGAAGACGGCCCTGGAGGAATCGATCTCAGCCGGGCTCCTGTCCGGAACCGTGGGGAGGATAGACGTATGATTTCGCTCGAGGTCAGCATTGAATCGGACGAATCCATGCGAGCCGTTCGGGGCATCCTGGCCGGCATCGGCGCGAGCGGGCGGGCCCAGATGAATGACCTGGGCGGCCGCGAGGCCGTGAAGTTTCTGAGGAATTACCATCGGGACTACGAGGGCGCGCGCCGCTGGACCAATCCCCAGCTCCCCACCCATGGAGCGGGCAGGCACCGCTCACGGTTCGGTGAGTTGATCGTGCGCGCCTGGGCGGTGACCCAGGCGAACGCCGACGGCGCCGTCGTGACCAATGCCGCGCCAGGCTTCGCTCACAAGCTCACGGGCGGAGTCATCCAGGCGAAGAAGAAGAAGGCCCTGACGATCCCGATGGTGCCCGAGGCGCACGCGCGCCGGGTGGCTGATTACGTTCGCGCCTTCGGCCGGGTATTTCGCCCCAAGGGCAAATCCTACTTGGCCCAGGATGACGGGGCGGGCGGCCTGCGGGTCATCTATCTGCTGCGCAAGAGGGTCAATCAGAAGCCCTGGCCGGGAGCGCTCCCGCCGCTTGGGGAGATTTCCAACGCCTACCTAGAAGGCATCAAGAACCGCCTGAAAGAACTCGAACCCTAACCCATAACTACCATGGACGTATTAGCACCCTGCCAAGATCTCGCCACCGAGATCGCGAACCTGACAGCAGAAAAGGCCGTCATCGAGGAAAAACTCGCCGCCGCTATGGATCTCTGCGGAGTGGTCGGGACATGCCCGCCTGATACGCAGGACCGCGTAGACGCCGCGGTCGCTGTCGAGACCCTGCACGGCGAAGAGAAGCTGTTTATCGACCGCTGCGTGCATGTGAAACACAACGTCGGCGGAGTGCCGATCACTGGGGAGGATGAGCCCTATCCGCAGACCATGGAAGAAGCCTTGGCGGAGCTCGTCGACCTCGAGGGCGAGGCTCTGCAATCGCAGAAAGAGGAGGGATCCGAAGAGCCCCCGACCCCGGAGGAAGAAGAAGGAAAGCCCCCGACCCCGGAGGAAGAAGGATGAGAACCAACCTGCTCGTTTCGAGCGCCGCCCAGCGCATTCAATGCGGCGATGCCCCTTCGGCCCGGATCATGTATCTCCCCGCCGGGACGCATGAAGTCCATGCGACGGTGAATGGCAAGCCAAAGACGCTGACCGTCACAGTCGATGCGTCGGTTTTTGAACGCTTTTCCGCCGCACTCGCCAAGCGGCTCAAGGATAACGTCCGCCCGTATATCGATTTCGATCATGCGGGGACAGCCGCGGCCGCGATCCCGACCGGCTTCGAGTGGGTGGAAGGCGAAGGCCTCTATCTCCTGGTCGAGTGGACCCGTGCCGGCGAAGAGGCCGTGACGGGCCGGTCCTACAGCTATTTCAGCCCTGCGTTCCTGATTGGAAACGACGGGACGCCTACGGGCCTAGCATCTCAGGGGCCAATCGGCGCGCTGGTCAATGACCCGGCCTTCCGCAAAATCCGCAGGGTAGCCGCCCATCAAACAACTCTTGCCGATCCCATGGACGAATTCGCATCCGCACTCGTGAAGGCTGGCCTGCTTACGACAGACCAAGACGTAGACGAAAAGGCCGCGGCCCAGATCCTCGCCACCCTCAAGGCCGCGAATGCCCGAGCTGAGACGGCCGAGAGCTTGGCCAAGACAGAAAAGGAGCGGGCTGACAGGGCCGAAGCGGCGCTAACGCAGGCGCGCGCGGAGCAGGCCGACGCGGCTCTGGTCGAGGCCATCGAGGCCGGACGGATCCCTGCCAAGGATGAGGAAACGAAGACGTTCTGGAGAGGGCGTCTTCTCGAAGATCCGGCAGGAGCCCAGAAGGCCCTGGCCTCGATCCCGGCCAACCCCGTTACGCGGCGCGTCCTGAGTCAGGATCAAGCGCGGGGGCAGGCGCCTCAGCTTGGCGAAGTCCGCGCCAAGCAGATCCGCGCGAAAGCCGACGAACTCGTCAAGGCCGGGATGCGCTTCGACCAAGCGTGGCAGCTCGCCGGGAAATCCATTCCGGAGTGATTCACCCTCGATCAACCTCGATCCAATCCTAACCTATGAGCAAGCAAACTGATGTCAGAGAAGGCCCAATTCGCCGCCTCGCAGGCCTGAACCTAGCGGGAAGAGAGGGATTCTGCGCCGTCCTCGATGGAACGGGGAAGGTTATCCTTTGCGCCGCGGATCAGCGCCCCGTCTACGTGATCGATGAGGGAGGCGCGAGCCAAACCATGGTTACGATCATTCCTATCGACTCTACCAGACAGTTTCGGGTCTGTACCAACGGCGCGCTCACTGCGGGAGCCCAATTTCAGACTGCGGCCAACGGGGAAATCATCGTTCTGGGAGCGGGAACGGCCCGAGGCGTAGTCGAGGAAGCAGCTTCCGCCTCAGATTTAGCCCTGGTCCGCTTCTATTGATCTTCACATCGCAACTTTGATCACCTGATCTGCCATGAGCCTAGCCTCCATCTCCTCCAATCCTGTAATCCGGGAATACGCGCAGGGCGCGGCCCAAGCCGCCACCCAACCTGTGGCTGACTTTCTCGCACCAACGGTGAGCGTCCCAACCTCAACCGGGCGTTATAAAATCTACACGGAGAAGAACCGGTTTCACATTCCCGATACCCGCAGAGCTATCGGCGGGCGTGCCACCGAGATTCGCTTCGAGGCCGCGGACGCAACCTACAACTGCGAGCCGCACGCACTCGACTATCCGGTGGATAATCTCCAGCAGCTCGAGGCGGCCGCCCTCGAGAACATGCTCATGGAGGGCGCGACAGCCTGTGCAGAGATCGGCGCACTCGCGCACGAAAAATCTGTGATCGACAAGGCGCTCGCCTCTCTTGGGGCCGGGACGAACGTCAACGCCTCCGAGGCCTCTACGGTGGACCTGGTTGATACCATCGATGGCGAGATCCTCAACGTGCTGCGGAACGCAGCCTATGGCTCCGTCATGGGAGTGGGCGTCCTCTTCGGGGCGAGTGCATTCCGCAGATTCAAGAACCACGGCAAGACCAAAGGACGTTATGCCGGCGGCGGTCGGAAATCGGACGGAATCAACCCTTCGATGGAGGACGTTATAGGCCTTCTGATCGGGAACCCGGAAGTGCGGGTTTCCTACATGGTCCACGATACGACCAACGTGGGGGTGACCAAGAGCATGCAGTTTCTGCTGGATAACGCCGTGATCGTGTTCGCGCGTAACGCGACTCCGACGCGGCGCGATCCGTCTTTCATGAAAACCTTTCGGCTCATGGGCCAATGGATGGTTCCCGGCTCCTACCTGCGGGACGATCAGCGGGTTGAGGTCGCCAAGTTTGACTGGTCTGAAGACGTCCAGATAACCAACGCCTCGGCCGGGGTGCGCCTCAACTTCAATCCCTCCTAATGGGCATGGGCGAGGCCGGGACACTCTCCCACAAAGAAGGCATGGTTCGCTTCGCCCGGTCTCGCTCAGCCCGCCTTAGTCGCCGTCCGTCATGTCGTGGTTGACCCTTACTCCTGAGCATGTTCGGGACCGGCTGATCGATAGCGAGATCGCGGCCTATGGGGATGAGTTTTTTACTGGTACGGATCCGCAGAGGTTACTCGGGATCATTGCCCAGGTTTCCGGAATGATCCGGGGCTACGTGGCGACCTGTCCGCGGAATGTGATGGCCGCCTCTCCGGAGATACCGGAGGAATGCCTATGGGCCGCCGTTGCCATTGTGAAACATTCCCTGGCCGCGGCCCTGCCCGCGATGACGGAGCTACAAGGTGAGCTGCGCCGGGAAGAATACCGCTCGGCTTTGACCTACTTAGAGAACGTCGCCGCTTGCAAGATCGAGATCGAAGCACCGGATGATGCCGAACTCGCAGAGGCAGGAGCAACCACAGGACGCGCCCGCTACGGGGGTGACCCGTTGATGGAAATCCCTCTTTTCTGACCATGCATGGCCTCCACACTTCTTTCGATGGCCGCAGACATCGCGGCCTTGCTCGGCTCTGTGCCGGAACTGGCCGAGTGCGACATCTTGGTGGATATGCAGAAAGACACCGCGGCACTTGTCCAGAAGGCTCTGGCGAAGACGAGCGGGAGCGCCATCGTAGTCGCCTTCACGGGAGCCTCGAGCCAGTGGGACGATCACCCAGGCCCGAGGCTGGAAGCCCTCTACGCAGCGGCTCTGATCACTCAGCCCACCTTGCGCGGTGCGGCGACGCCGGCGCCGGACTTGGTGGAGATCATCTGCCGGACCCTGCACCGCGCGCAGTTGCCAAGCCCGCGCCCAACGAAACCCTATCTGCTGCACGTTACCGAAATTCGCCCGACCATCGAAGAGCCCTTCGTAGTGCATGAGGTGATTCTTAAAACAACTATCCAACTCTAACCAATATGGACCTCAAACACCTGATCCTCGGTTCTCACCTCTATTTCGCGCGCGAGGGCGAGACAATCGATGCCATCTTAGTCAGCGCGACGGCAAAACCGGACGTCGTACCAGTGACGAACTGGACAGACATCGGAGAGATCTCGGAGGCGAACATCGAGCCCCAGGTTGAAGAGATCGAGGTACGCGCGCCCTCCCCGGGCGTTTACCGGCGGACGGCAATCTTGCAGCGCACCGTTGATCTGACCCTGACGGCAACGGTCCAGCAGGGCAGCCCGCTCATGTTCGAGCTTCTGTTCCTGAACGCCGGAAAGATCACAGCGGACTTTGTGCCGATGAGCAAAGCCGGGCCCTGCCGGGGTTGGTGGAAGTTCCAGAACTACAGTCACGAGGACGAGCTGATCAACGTAATGGACCTGTGGGCCGAGGCGAGCGTAAACGCCACGCGGTTCAATGACGACTTGGTCCGCTATGAGTTGGTTCTGAAAGGACTCTACAGCTCGCTCAATTCCGGCACGATCTCGAACCTCTCTTAACTGTGCCGACCCAGCCGATCCCGAATCCGGCTCCGGGCGGATCGGCTCCCCCGCCGCCTCCGCCGATCCCCAACCCCGCGCCTGGGGCCGGGAGCCCGCCTCCGCCCGAGGACATCGACAACCCCGCGCCGGGCGGATCCCCGCCCGCGCCGCCGCTGTCGATGGCAAACCCCGCGCCGGGCGATGCTGACCCGCCGCCGCCCGAGGAGATCCCGTTGTTCGTCGAGGGATCGGTCCCCCCTCCGCCAGTTGATATTCCCAACCTTCCGCCCGCCGGAGGGGCCCCCGCGCCCGCGCCGGTCCCCAACCCCGCGCCCGGCGGAGCCGCACCTCCGCCCCCGGCCTCGATCCCGAATCCGCCGCCCAGCGGGGCGGCGCCGCCGCCACCCGAGGACGTGGAGAATTCCCCGCCGGGCAGCGGGGGAGGAGGCGGAGCCGAGCATGTCCACGAGCCCGGCGAGAAGATCCTCCCGGCCCCTACGCCCCAACCCCCGGACGGAGCCGCGCCCGTAGCCGCTCCACCGCCGGCAGGAGGGGCCGCCGCTCCTGCGGAACCCGAGGACGCCGGAGATGGGAGCGGCGGATCTGCCGCGCCTCCGGCGGAGCCAGAGAGCGCAGGCCCAGGGGGAACGCCTATCCCGCCGGCCGAACCGGAAGACGCCGGAGATGGCGGCGGTGTAGTCATCCCCCCGGCTACGCCCGTCATGCCGAGCGATCCCGTCAGCGGCGCGCTCTCTCTCATCGGCACAGAGGAAATCTATTCCGGAGTCATGCGGGATGACTCCGGGGCCAAGGGCAACCTGCAACTCTTCACCGGGCGCGCGATGGCACTAAACGGCGCGAATACCTACCTCACTCGCGCCAACATTGTTCCAGCCGGGCCGCCGATCACCTTCACCTGCCGACTCAAAAATACCGCACTCTCCGGAGTATTGATCGACACCCGCACATCCGAGCATGTTGGGTTTTCGGTCTGGCGTTCCGCGGAGAACAAGATCGAGGTAAAGGTAAACGGCAACATGATAAGTTTTATCGATTCCGCGAGGATCGGGCTACTGCGCTTTGGATGTCATCTCGCGATCACATGGGACGGGATAACGTGCGCGCTTTACGTCAACGGGGACTTGGTAGGCAGCGGCGCATTGACCGGCACTCCAACCCATGGTGCGACGGTCTGCCTGTTCTCGCGCAACTATGGAGCACCAATCGACGTTCCAACGGGCTATGCATCCGAGGCGCGCATGTGGGCCGCGATCCTCACCCATCAAGAGATCCGCGACGAGGTTTCCTACCCGCAAAAGACCCCCGTTCGGCCTGCATCTCTGGTCTTCTGGCTTCCGCTGCGTTCCGGCAATAATCCCATCTGGGATCATTCCCCGCTTAATCGAAGGTGGGAAGCTCAGAATGGTGCCAGCATCGGGGGGGTTGGTTCCGTGCTATTCCGCGAACGCCTATTGGAACGGAGCCTGAGTGTCCTTTGCTTCTCCCGGTTCTACGATGGGCGGTTGATGACGACGCAGGTTATCAACACAAGCGGCAACCTGCGGATGCGGTTTCGGCTCCTATGGGTCAACCCTGGGCCGCTTGGCGGGCCGCAGAATTACCGGATTTTTGAGAATGCCACCACTGGGGCATCTGGCAGCGGAATGCGGGTTGCCGTGACACCGGCTGGCTTTCTCGTGGTGACGCATCACGCGGCCGGGAGTACCACCTACACGGCGACCTCAACCATTCCTGTCCCGCCTAATGCCTATTGCGAGATCCTTCTGACCTACAACGCGGGCACTCAACAACTCACCATCAATATCGATGGCCAATCGCAGACCCTGGCATTGCTGCAGCAGGCTACGCCGACGTTCCAATGTTCCTTTGGTGCCAATGATGCCAACTTCCAGTTTTCGGGAGTCATCTACGAGGCGGCAATCGATCTCGGAAACAACGGGAGCTTCGATCATGAGTGGATCAATACGGGCAACACCCTAGCCGACTGGCAAGACAAGATCGGGACTGCTCACGTAACCTCCATGACGGCACCGTTAGGCAGAGTGAGTGACCTCCTGCTAGGCTGGCCGCAATGCGCCCATGAGAATCTCGAGTCACGCATGCACTTTGACGGGATAGACGATTATGTTCGATTTCTCACTCAAGCTAATGTCTCCGCATCCTACCGTATCTCGATCCTGTTCTTTTATGTTCCGACCGGCGCACCTCAAAGGATGTACGCAGGGCATGTCGTCAACTCTCAGGGGTTGTTGATTCAACTAAACACAAGCGGCAATCCGGTTGTCATTCACTATTTCCCCTCCACGGCTCACAACTCAGTCTCGACCAAGCTCCCGGTTCCCTATGCGGTAAACGAGTTGGTTTGCATTTACAATCACGTTACCGGCGCTACGACAATCACTCTCAACGGGCTCTCCGATTCGTTCACCGCCAAGCCGAACATGGCAACACCTCTGCCGGCGTTCTACTTTGGGCATACCTCCAGCTCGATGAGGAGCTTACTCCTCAGAGTACAGCTCGATGCTGGAAACACCGGCGCGTGGACCAATCAATGGACCAATAAAGGCCCTTACATAAATAAGTGGAGGGACGAAATCGGGGCGATCCATCCCGACCTGATCGGCGGCAGCCCGGCAATCCATGTGGCGCGCTACGATGACGGCGTGACAGTGGGAAAAACGACGCTGCCTATCAACCTGATCCGGCCTCCCTACTCGCTGAACATGCCGGGCGAGTCCTCGTATGCCCAATGGAACTTTGCGGTTCCGGCTGGAGACTTTACCCTAGAGGCTTGGGCCCAACACCCTGGCATCGCGGCTGCCGTCAAGATCATTGACGGATCGGAATCTGCGACTGCTGGACCGCGCCTCGTCGCCTACGAAATACCAGTTATCCAAAGGGTCTTTGGGGCTTTTGTGGATGCGGCCGCGGCCTCGCAGTCCTTCGCGCAGGTGCCGGGGACATGGCATCACGTCGCGATGGTTATGCAATCGGGCTCCTACCGGCTTTATGTGGACGGCTTAGCGAGTGCGGCAATCATTGAGCCGCCGGCAGTGATGAGCGCGTATGTTCGGTTAGCCGGGGGATATGTGGGGAACGATGCTTTTATTGGACCTCTGGCAAAGCCAGCAATCTTTAGGCGCGCCTTGAGTGCGGCAGAAGTGAAAGCCCGCTACGAGAAAAACAAGGCGCTCTATCCGTTCGTTTAATCATTCAATGCCATGGCAGCTTTCGACAACATCCTACAGGGCTCAGTCATCCTCGAGGTAGCTACCGCGGCGATGCCCCTGCCCCTTCCGCCCAAGTTGCAAGAAATGTATGGGCTGACCGACGAAAACGGCGAGCCGGTTCCCACTACGTTCCTTCAGTTAGTCCAGAGCGCGCGCCCGCGGGGCATGCCCGTCATGCGTGTTCCGGGCGGTGTCGCCGTGGGCCTCGAGTGGGTAACGGAAAGCCTTGATGAATGCTTTGCCCTCAAGGCGCAAGGCATAAAACTCCTCGGAGCAGGGCAGGCCCGGGGCATCGCGACGGCTCAGGACCGCCTCACGAATCAACCCACTCCGCCGCCCGGGGATCACGTCATCATTGACAATGACAACCCAACCCCCGAGGGCGAGCCGCAGCAGGCGGAGCCGGCGGCGCCCGTAGAGACCCAGAGCGACACGGCGCCGGCGGCGCAGGATCCAAAGCACGAGGCAGAATGAGCTTCCGATGGCAGATGTTTACCTCGAGTCTCCGTATAGGATCCTACATGGGGCAACCGAGCTTCTGGCCTTCGGGGATTACACGCTTGGACCGATCCTGCTGGACAATGCGAGGCTAGTTGATCCGGCGGAGTTGGTTCGCGGCGCGAACGTGCGGACCTTCGACCGCGGGAACGTGCGCCATGTTCTGAGGTTTACGAAGGTTACAATTTTGACCTCGCCCGCGACGGCCGCGCAGGAGCTTTTCTCCCTTGTCGCGCTCCTGCCCGTAGGGCATGCCAACGTCGCCATCCACACGGTCTCATCCGGGATCATCTGGACGATCGCGCATGCGGCGATTGCGTCGGTCTCGGGCCAACTCGACGAGGTGACGGTCACGCAGGCTTTTGAGATCAGCGGGGGAGCGCTCTCGGTCTGAGATGGCTGACGAGAACAAGCGCGTAGACATCCGCTTCCAGACCACGGCGGACACCTCCGGAGCCGAACAGGCCGAGGCCGCGATCCGGGGGACGGAGGTAGCGACGGAGCAGGCGGCCGAGGAGGCCAAGCGCCTTGATGCGGCTTTTGCGGGGTTGGATGCGCCCGCCCTCGCGAAGATCCGGCAGGAGTCTCAGACAACCGCGCAGGCAACCGAACAACTCCGGGCGCGGGCTCTCGCGCTAGATACCCAACTCGCGCAAGTTCGCGGGTTCTCGCGCTGGGGATCTGAGGCGCGCCGGCTCCGCTCCGAGGCGGCACAGACCCGCGAGGCGCTCCGCAGGCTCGAGACTCAGGCGCGGCAGACAGATAGGGTCAACGTCGGAACCGGGATCCTCGACGGGCTCTCGGCTATGCCGGGGCGGATCGGTGCGGCCGGAGCAGCGTTTTCCCGGTTTGCATCCGTCCCAGTAGCCGCCGCTGCCGCCGGACTCGTCTCCTTTGGCGCGAGCGTGCGCGCCGCTATCGGGGCTTCAGGCAAAGCCGCCGCCATCGAGGATCTCACTGCATCCTTTGTCACTCTACTCGGTTCCGTTCAAGCCGCGCAGGAACGCATGCGAGAGCTTAGCCGGTTCGCTGCGGAGACACCGTTTGAGTTGCCCGAAATTGCGGGCGCATCGAGGATTCTGGAGAACCTAACCAACGGAGCGCTCGCAACTGGCAACGGGCTCCGCCTAGTTGGCAACATCGCCGCGCTAACTAACGAACACCTCGAACTGGTAGCGACAACGGTAGGGCGTCTCTATGACGGTCTTGATTCCGGGCGCCCAATCGGCGAACCAGCGCAACGCCTCCAGGAACTCGGGGCGCTCGGTGGCGAGACTCGGGCACAGCTCGAGGCATTGCAGAAAGAAGGTCTTCGCGGACAGGAGGTATGGGCTGTCGCTGCGGCATCCTTCGCTAAGTTCGAGGGAGAGATGGAGCGGCGGAGCAAGACCGTCAACGGTCTCCTCTCGACGCTGCGGGATGCTTGGACAGGGCTGCAACGCACCATCGGAGAGCCTATCAATGACCGGTTACGCCCTATGATCCGCGGCTGGACCCTGGCCCTGGATACCCTGCAAGGTGCAATCTCCAAAGTAGCCGGATCACTGAGAACGATGCCACAGGGCACGGCCGAGATTCAGAAGCAGACCCGCGGAGTGGAGGACTTGGCCGAGGCCTGGCGCGGCACCAACAGCGCCGCCGAGGCAGCAGTTCGCACGGTAGATCAGATTGGCGAGGCCTACGATCGGGCGCGATCTCGCGCGGAACAATTAGCCGATGCTCAAGAGCAGATTGCCCAGGCGGAACTCGCTCGACGATTGGCAGAGATCGACGCACGCGAGGACCTAACGGAATCGCAGAGAATTCAAGAGCGGGCGCGCATAACCGGAGGGGCCGAAGAGAAGGAGTTTAAGGGGGCCGAGCAGAGGCTTCAACGGGAAATCGATCTTCGCACCCGGCAAGAGGAGGAACTTCAGAGGATCCGGAAGGAATCGTCCGCAGGCCTACAAGCCGCCCTGCAGCGGCAGTCTGAAATCCTCGCGAAATCCTCGGAGCCGGGAGGACTGGAAGATCTGCGGGCGCGCTTGTTAACACTCACCCAGGCGCGGGATGAGATCAACGAGGCAAGGAGACAACTCTCGGAGATCGGTCTTGCAGGATCGGCATCGCCCTTAACCGCGCCTCTCGCCTTGGCAGGGCGATTGCTTTTCCAAGAGGATTTTGAGGACGCGGGCGAAGCCGTGCAACGATTGGGGCGCGAGATCGAGGATGTTCTGGCGCGAATTCAGAAGGCCGAGGGGCCGTCGGAGACAGACGCGGTTGATCTGGCACAAGCGCAAGGGCAAATCGAGGCATTCACGGCGAAGCTGGAACGCGCCCAAGCCGCAAGCGAAAAGCTCGCTGAACAACCAGACCGCCGCCCAGAACTACAACGAGAAATCGAGACTCTGCGGCGCGTGTTCGAGATCGAAGCGGAAACGCGCGAGATTCAGACGGGGAAGGAACTCAGCGACGCCCTACGCGCCGAGCAGCGGGAAGCCTTCGCCCTCCAGGCCGAGCAGCAGGAGGCACGCACCAGCACGCTTGTTGAGCAGCTTAGGCGGCAGCTTGAGGATCTGCCGGCAGTGGTGCAGCAGAGCAGGCCCGGAACCCGCACCGAGGAATTCCTGGCCGAGCTGACGCGCCGCCGGGAGGCCGTCGAGGCCGAGGGCGGACCAGCAGAAGCCGCCGCCATTCCGGCTCTCAATGCCCTGCGTGAGTTGATCACGAGGGGGCTCCGGACGCCGACAGCCGAGATCCGCGCCGCCCTCGAGCCACTACGGACCGCCATTGATACGCTGATCGGCGCCATCACCGAACGCGAGCGCGTGCGCGCCCTCGCGGAATCGGAGCGGACCCCGGCGCCCCAACCTGCCGCCGCCATCGATGCCAGGATCGAGGAACTGGGGCGGATCATCGCCTCCGCGATCGCGGGATTGCGGGCTGAGGCGCAGCGACCGGCAGAGCCTGGAGAGCGCACGCCGCCGGCGCCCGTGAGCCGCGCAGATGCGGCAGCACTCCGGGAGCGGGGCCTCACCACTGCCGCGGCACTTCCGACCCTCGAACGGATCCTGGCCCGGCTGATCGAGGCGAGGTTCGGCGAGACCCCCCCCACCCAGGATGTTGGGCCGCTCATCATCGCGATCCAGCAGTTGATCGAGCTACTCAGGACCAGGGAAGCACAACGCCCGGCCGCCCCGCCCCAACCTCCCGCCGCCGCGAGTCCTGAGCTTGTCAGCCTCGCGCGCAGGGTGGCGGATGGGATCGGCAGGCTAGCGGCTACGCCCGCGGGTGAGGATGCGCGCGCCCAGCAGATCCAAGAGACCGCCCGCCGCGAGGAACTCCCGCGGGAGCGCCTCGAGACTCCGGAGGCAATCCCCGCCCTCGAGCGCCTTATCGAGGCCATCGGACCCGAGCGGGAGACCGCGCCGGAATTGCGCGCCCTGACGGCAGAGATCCGCGCCCTGATCCAGATCCTGAGCGGACCCGATACCCGAGCGGATCGACCGGCGGCCCAACCCTCGGCCACCGATGCGGCGATCTCCCGGATTGAGCAGGCATTGAGCCGCCGCGAACCCTCGAGAGCACCGGATGCGACGGCGATCGATCCAGCCATAGCAGGCGAGATCCGGGAGGCCCTCCGGGCCCTGGCACCCGCGCAGGAGAGAACATCAAGCACGGCGCCTCTCGAGAGGCGCGAGGCTACAGCCGCCGCCCTCGAGGAGTTGTCTACCCGGCTCACCCGTCACGAGGACACCGCGACGCGCGAACTCGCGGCTGAGATCCGCGGGTTGATCCGGATGCTGAGCGCGCCGCCGCGGGAGCCCGTTGAACCTCGCGGTACCGGCACGGAGGCGGCAGAGATCGCCGCCCGGATCGAGGAGGCGATTAGAGCCATTCCAGCCGGCGGGCTGGACGAAGACACGCGCGCGGACGTGCGCGCCCTCGTCGCGGCAGTGCGGGAACGGGACATTCCCGCGCGGGCGCCGCGAGCCCAGGGCGCGCCACCCCCTCAACCGATCCCCGGCCTCGAGCGTGTCGCCTCGCAGATCGAGGGGGCGGGGTTCCGCGAACTCGCATCCGAGATCAGGCAGTTGATCGCCGCCCTCCGCGCGCGCGAGATCCCGGTAGCCGCACCCAGAGCAGAGCCGCCGCCCGCGCGCATCGCACCGCGCCCGCGCGAGGTACGCCAACCGGTCACGCCTCAACCGGCACTTGCCCCGCAGGACGGAGCCGCCCGTCAGGCCGCCGCCGGCATCGCGTCGGATACGACAGTGGCGGACGCCCTGCTGGCCATCGGGGCAGCACTCCAGACGCAGGGAGCCCAGCAGCAGGCCGCCGCACAGACTCTGCTGGCCACCCTCCAGAGCCTCACCAACCAACAGCGGGCTCTGCTCTCGCGCATGAGCACCCTTGAGCAACAGACCCGCAACCTCCGCGACTGATCCATGGCCCTTTGGACACTCCTACACGGAGCCACCGAGCAAACCCTCGAGGCCTGGGGCGTAGGTGTCTCGACGCGCCGGCGCGCCAGCCAATCGGCGGACCTCGTGGTCCTCGAGCTGGCCGAGCCTTTCACGGCAGATCCCGATTTTGAATATGGGGAGACGGTAACGATCAAGAAAGACGGGGTGAAGTGGTTCGTCGGCCGAGTAGTCATCACGCCCCGGAGCGCAGGTGGGGGCCGGGAGCGTCTCGGCTACGAGCTGGCCGGGCCTTGGTGGTATCTGGACAATCTCACCTTTCAACAGAACTGGAAATCCTACGATGACAGCGACGCTCTCATAACTGTGGCCCGCTCCCGGGTGCTGCTGGGCATGGACGATGACGGGAACGCGATCAACACCGCAGATCAGTTAGACGCGATCCTCAGCTACTGTATCGCGGCGGGTGCGCCTTTCCAGATCGGGACGCTGCCAACGGGGCTCCTGGCCTGGACCCAAGGCTTCCTGGATCAGACGTGCAGTGAGGTCGTTCGGGCGATCCTGCGCTGGCATCCGGATTGCGTGACCTGGTTCGACTACACGACCAGCCCGCCCACTCTCCACATCGATCACAGGGCCAACCTCGCCGCCACAACGATCTCGAATGACGGCTCGAAGCTGGCCGACATAGAGATTTATGATAGGGCGGACCTCGTTCCGCCCGCCGTCGTCATCAAATACGAGAAGGCGAACTCCGTTGACGGCTCCACCTATGTGAGCGTCCAGATCGACAAGTTTCCACTCGCGGCAACCGGCGGAGAGTTCGGAGCCTTGGTCACAACGGTTTCGCTGCGGGGCGTCACGGCATCCTATCACAAGCAGCGGATCCGGGCCGAGACGATCCCGCCGGATGGTTCGACGGGGGACACGGTTGAAAACTGGTGGAAGGAACACGTACCGTGGCTTAAAGACTATGCGAACGCCAACCTCGCAGTGGGCGGGCATCTGATAGCGTTTGCGCGCCGGGTGGCTCCACCCGAGGCCGCTTCGGAGGATCAGGAGGTAGAGGATTCCACCGATCCCGGCGACTACCCGCGCGAACTTATCTTCGGGACCATCGAGGACTGGATGCAGGTAAAGGCCGAGCGGTTGATAGTGTCGGCAACGATTGCGTGCAATGCCGCGGAGAATGAGAAGGTGCTGAAGCAATTCCCCGACCGGGTGAAGATCGGCGGGACGGCCTATCCGGCGGTAAAGGTCTCAGTCGAGATCACGGGGACGGATGCGGTCACCAAGCTCTACAAGGGGCTTGCCAGCTACAGCCCCGCGGAGGCGACGCCTACGGGAATCGCCCAGCATCTCTACGAGGCCTTGCTCGAGGTGCATCATGAGGGGCGGCTGACCGTGGCCGAGGCTGAGGTTGGCGAGACGATCCTGCATCCGGGCCGAGTGCTGAACATCACGGACGCCGAGCGAACCGAATGGGGCACCATGGCCGCCCTGATCCAGAGCGTGGATGAGGACATTCAGAGCGGCCGTACCCGCATCGCCTTCGGGCCGCCGGGACACTTAGCGCCGCAGGACTACGTCGAGCTGATGCGCGCGCTCAGGAGATCGAGTCCTACATGGTGGACGATTGAGAGCCGGACCGAGGCCGAACCCCCGCAGGATGAGGGCAGCGGCGGCGGCGACGTGGTAGGCGGGCACCAAGAGCCCAAGACGAACACGAACACGACGCCGGCCGTGCATCACCGGCACATGTGGCTTGTGAGCGATAACGGGGATGGGTCAATCTACCTCGAGCCCGGATACCAGTTCGGGCAGGGAGACGTCATAGGTGAGCCTCAGGCCTGCTCTCCATCCGGAGGGCCGAACTACAGCCTCAGCGGAACCAAAGAGCTTTGGGTGCAGCTCATCACCGATGAGTATGGGATACGGCAATCCGTAGAGGGAAGTTGGCAGGATAGCGGGCACGCACCGGAGGAACAGCGGCACCGCGAACCCCTGACCGATAGTGCGGCCGACGAAGGGCAAACGGGCGAGTACTGGTATCACATCCTGACCGTAGTCTCCGGGAGCCCGCCAACAGTCACCTATCACACGACGGGCGCGATCTGGTGGTTTGCAGACCGGAGCGCCAAGAACTGGCCGGAATACTGGTAGTACTTAGGGGCCATTCTGGGGAATGGCTTTTGCCCGTCCTTTCCTGTCCTTTCGCGTCGTGAAACCTTCCGGACCAATGTTGACCAAGGCCGAGGTGGCCGCACGTCTCCGCCTCTCCCCTCGGACCGTCACAACGCTGGCGCATGAGGGGCACCTGCGGGCGATGAAGATCGGGAGAAGCGTTCGCTTCCGGGAGCAGGACGTCGAAGACTATCTCAAGCGGGCCTCAAAGCTCATGGTGCGCGCGCCTAAGAAGAAGACCAAGGCCAAGAAGAAGCGCGCCAGAGGCGGATGATTTTTGGCCAGATCCTCAACGCATCAAAAAACCACGTCATGAGAATAGGATTCAAATCCCAACACTGGGCCGATCCGGATGGAAATCCGGCCGGCGGTTCTACCTACGGGACAGGCTTCGCGATCAGTTGGCAGAACGGGCCGCTAGGTAGAGATCCAGAACGGAAAGAGCCCAACGGGGCATTCGTCGAGGATGTCATCGCCGCGGCTGCTGACAGGATCGATTATTACCAGCAGAGCCGCTTCGCCTGCGAGGCGAATGCTTCGGCCCTGCTGTTTCTGCGGTCCGCCCTCCAGGCACTCAACACCCGCACCGCCGACCGTGAACAGCGGGGTGTTGAGGGTACGCACGCCGAGTGATCCGCCATGCTGGCTATTCCGTGGCCATGGATTCCGAAGATCATCCACGTGTCTTGGTGGCAGGGCCGCGGGCACATGCCCGAGCAATACACCGAACACTTGGACCTATGGCAACGGCTCAATCCGGAATGGAGCATCCGCTTTTGGAGCGCTGACGATTTAGATAGGCTCGTCCGAAACAGCCGCTGGCGTCGCAAGTGGGACCAGATCCCGCTCATCAAGGGAGATTTCCCGCACATCAAGAAGGCGGACTTTGCGCGCTACGTGGTTTTATATCATTACGGCGGCCTCTATTCCGATCTCGACATCGTTCCTGTGCGCCCCATCTGGGAACTCTTCGAGGAGACGCGCGTGCATTGTGATGGGGTCTACAGGTTCGACCTCCTAACCGATGAGGACTGCGAGAGAGTGCGCGACCTATCGAAGCCGATCGGCGAACACAAGCTGATCTTCTTCGAGGAATGCCGCAGCATTGATTCCTTCGGGCCTGGGATCGCCAACGGTCTAATGTTCAGCAGGCCGGGCCTGCGGTTTTGGCGCCACTTCCTGACCTATGCGTGGAAGTTCCGCGACCGCCCGACCCTCCAGGCCTTCGGGCCCCACCGGCTCGCCTACTTCCTCCGCATGGTGAGGTCCGCCTATCAGGAGGACTACAAGGGCCTTTCGCTGCCGTGCTACTACGGGCTCTTCAACCGCCGGATCTTCGGCCCAATCCGGCATTTCACCTTTGCCCTTCACGAATCCGAATGCTCCTGGGGCTCGGATGAGACGCCTAAACGATGGATGGCCTAAGCTCGCCTCCGGCGATCATGCTCGCGGTAAAGAACCGGCCTGACCGCTGGGAATACGCCCTCCGCCAATGTGAGAGAGCCGGCATCCGGCCGTTGATGTTTTGGGGTCACACGCCGGCAAACATGGATGGATGCACCTTTACGGACCATGCCAGAAGCGCGATGGGAAAGACCGAGATCTGCGCCGCCCAGGGCCATGCCGACATTCTGAAGCTCGTCGCCGCCTCGCAGAACCCGTATCTGGTGATTGAGGATGACGTTACCTGGACGGCGAAGAATGCCGGCGCGATGATTCGCGCTCTGATTCGCGCTCTGCCCAAGGATTGGAGCATTGCCTTCTTGGATGACGTAAACCACGAGACCCACAAGCTCGAGCAGAGCCCTGAGTCCGAGGAGATGGCTTCGCCATGGGCCCGGACGCTCTGGAGCGCCTACGGCATCCCGGCCTACCTGGTCAGCCCGGCCGGCGCCGCGCGGCTCCTGGAGGTCCTGCTGCCCATCAACACCCCCGTAGACGTCCTCTACGCCTATCAGGCCCAATACATCAGCGCCTGGATGCTCCGGGTTCCGATCGCGACGGCCAACTGGTCCCTTCCCTCTACGATCTGGCAAAATGGAAAAGCCCTCTAATCCTGACAGTGAGCGCCGGCTCGTCATGACCGTCAACTCCGGGCCGCAGCTCTACGACTATCACCTCTATACGCTGCCCTTCCAGCGGGAATACGCTGCCCGGTGCGGCGCGGCCTTCCGGGAGATCACTGAAGAGGACTGGGGCGGCGGCTACCCGTGCAGGCATTTCATCAAATACGACGCCATCCGCTGGGCGGCGCTCTCGGAGTATGAGCGCATCCTCTTCATCGATCTGGACGTGATCCCGAAACCGGATGCGCCGAACATCTTCGAGGAGCACGATGCGGACTCCGATTGGCTTTGGCAGGATCGCCTCATGCATCCGGACGCGTTCCTGAACTGGTGCCGCGACATCATGAACCGCGAGGGAGACGAGTTCCATCCCTACTACAACAGCGGCGTCTGGCTGATGCGCCGCCAGAGCGTTCTCCGGCTCAGCCGTCAGTTGGGACCGCCCTACGTGGACGGCTGGGCGGATCAGCACGGCTTCAACCTGGCGGTGCGTCGCGCCGAGCTTCGGGTCTCCGATCTGGATGAAACATGGAACCACCTAGCGAGCTTCTCCGGAGAGACGGATGCTTGGTTCCTCCACTATGCGGCCCACTGGGGAAAGTGGCGCTTGATGGAGTATGTGGCACAGTTCCGGGACAAGGGCTATCCGTCCTATGAGGGGCACGTGGAATATCAGGCGGCGGCCGTCGCCGAGATCTGCAAGCGGCGCCCCACCTCACGGATCCTCAACGTCGGCGCCTCGGCAGATCCGGCGCATCTGAAGAAGCGCTATGGGGCCTACAACATTGACATCAATGAACGGTGCCCGTGGACCGGCCGGGAGAGCTTGATTGACGAGGTGGCGGATTGTCGGGCGATGCCGGCCCACCTGCACAACCGCTTTGACGTGGTCGTCATGGGCGACATCCTCGAGCATCTGCCCATGGCCGAGATAACGCACAGCGCCGCCGAGGCGCGCAAGTGCGTTGTGGCCTCGGGCCGGATCCTCCTCGTTACCTTCCCCTTCGACCCGCGGCCGCCCGAGCAACAGGGCGAGCAGGCCGGGCACGAGTATGCGCCTGGCATCCCGGCCTATCATGGCGAGCTCAAGCTCTTACCTCACATGGTGCCGCACATCGAAGCCGGCGGATGGAACATCGAGGATATTTCCGTCATCCATTACCCATGGGATGGGATCTACGGCTACGGCATTCAGTTCCGCGCCCGATGAAGGAACCGCACAGATTCCAGGCCTATGCGCACGATTGGCCCAACCGGTGGCTGCCCTACATCTGGGACGTGATCGCCGTCCCTGCGGCTCTACGGCCGCTCACCGGCGACGGGGCGCCGGAGGCCTACGCGACCATAGCCCGCCTGGCCCGCTGTGCCGTCGTCGACAACCAGGCGGAGGGAATCATCGCCGAGGTTGGCATCCGTGCCGGCGGTGGCATCTACGCGGCCCTGCTCGGCCTCGATACGGCGGCTCAGAACAGAGTCTTTCACGGGATCGACCCCTACGAGAGTCTGGAAACTAACTACATTCACTCTTACAAGGATTCCAATCTGAGGGAACGGACGGAGCGGGTCCTGCGAGCCGTCATAGAGGACGCCTATGCTGGTATCTACCACTTCTTTCGTGTGACCAGCCGCGTCTACTGCGAGCAAGTGGCCGATCCGCTCTGGAGCTACGCGCTCGTCCACCTGGATGGAGAGCACCACACTGAGACGGTCTGCCAGGAGGCGCGGTTCTTTGGACCGCGGATCTCAGCCGGCGGGATCCTGATGGTCGACAACTGCGATCAGATCGAACATCCCCGCATTGATGAGATCGCCGAATCGGCCGGCCTGACGCTCGTCGACGTGCTGTATTGGCGAGACGTAGTACTCCACCGGGAAGAGGGCCACATCCACGCCAAGCCGCTTCGGAAGGCATACCAGCGCCTCAGAAATTAGGGGCCATTCCCCAGCATACCCAACCGCGCCCCGCTAACGCATCCTAGGGCCAATGAAGGCCCTTCTTTACTCGTTATTGTCTTTCCTCGCCCTGTCCCTGGGCGGCTTCGCCGCGACAACGATTGATTCCGGATCCCTGATCCTGGCCGATCTGGAGATCGACCCGGAGCCGGCGCCGGTGGAATGGTCAGACCTCGTGCTTGAGTGGGAGGTCATCCATCACGAGGACATCGCCGGGGGCATTTTCCAGTATGTCTACTCGCTCAGCGACGGGCCCGAGGAGATCGACCTCTTCCAGGCCGTGGCCTGCGAGCCACTCGTGGGCGGAGAGGGCTCCCCGAGTTATAGCGCGGGCTACAGTAACGGCGGGTTCTCCTTCGGGCCGATTCCCGGCGAGGAGGACGGGATCACAATCACGCCCATAGGGACGGCGCCCAGTCTCGAGCTGTCCTTTTACAACTTCGTCGCGCCCTTTCCTGGCGTGGTCCTGATCGGCTCCGAGGGCCCGGACATCCGCGCCAGCATCCCGACCCCCAATGCGTGCGTGATCCCGGAGCCCTCGAGCCTGCTCCTGCTGACCGGGGCGGGCCTTCCCCTGCTGCTCCGCCGCCGCCGGGCCTCCTAAAAGTTTTCAAACTTTTGTTGCGTGCGGGGTTGGGGCCGGCATGTCACTTTTTGCCAGCTCGCTGGAGCCCGCAAAAAGTAGCATCCTCCCCCCCCTCGAGCTCGGCGGCTACGCGCCAAGTAGCTCCCGCTACGCGCCAATTGCTCGCATACTTTGTGCGAGAAAACCCGCGAAACTGCATACTTTCGCACGTTGCTCGCATACTTTGTGCGAAAAACCCGCGAAACTGCATACTTTCGCACGCCGCGCGGAGGACCGTTCCGGAATCGGGAATTTCCGGAATCCGGAATTTATCGGATTCCGATAAAACGAGAAATTGAGCCTTTCACTTAAAGCCTCAACTGGGTTCCTATGCGCCTTCCTTAAACCCCCACCACTCATGACGCTGGCCCGATCCACCGGGTTTGTTGGCATTTCCGTTGTCAGTAGGCTCCTCTGAATCGCGTAAGTCGTTGGTATTGAAGACTGAGGCGAGGGCGGGAATCGAACCCGCGAAACGACGAAGGCCTTTGTGGACCTGTTATAGCCTGATAAATACAGGGTTGACCTTACATGATCCGCCATGGACTGTTGGCAAAACCGTTGTCAGTATGGCCTCTATCAGACGCAGAAAGGGAACCTCTAACTGGTATGCTTGCGTGACCCTGCCGGGTGGGCAGCGGCGCCAGTTCTCAACGCGCAAGACTAACCGCAAAGAGGCGCTGCAGATCGCGCAGGCCACCGAGCTGGCGCTCCGGAAGGGCCGGGACCGCCAACACTTCCTGCACCTTCTTGGAGGCCTCTGGGCTGAGGTCTCTCCGGAGGGCCCAAAGATGCTGG